CCCACATCCTGTGCTCCAAACATCTGGACTTCATAACTCTCCACAATACAACCCGTCGCTGCACTGCCGTTTCGCTTAGTAAACGCACTCACGTCTACTAGAACGTCCGCAGTCAGCTCGCCACCGTCCGATAGCTCGACCCACAAGATATCGACGATATCGTCGTACTGTTTACTAACTGCAACCTTGCTAGTCCAAGCCATCGTTCACCTTCCTAATCTCTTGCTGGAGGTCCTGGATTATACACCGTCCCGTTAGCCGAAGCCCAATCATACGTCCCGCCGTCAGTTGTAATGTCCTCTGTAGTATTATTCGTCACGGTCCTATTTCGACCGAACTTACTAATCGACGGCATCTTTTGTCTCCTTAATCTTCCATCCTCTCAGGATCATTAAGCATTCTGGCCAGCTCCAACCCTTCTTCCAAGGTCCGAGCACTACCTATCACATCTTCCTGCTTACCCCCAATGATCTTCCACGGGCGTGTCCCCTCGGCTTCCACCAGCGTGTAGATATTCAAGTTCTGCCTCCATTGCTTTATCGAGTTCAGCTTGACTATTTCCCCATATAGCGTTATCGGGAACCTTGGTGCTCCCTGGAAAATTGTGTTGCTGACCCGGTCCATTATATCCTTCCGGATATTCTGGCTCCCGTGAGCCTCCTACTGGATCATTAGCTTCTTCCATTCCATACTTCTTGAGAAGTTCTTTTTTATGGGCATAATCGCGAACCACTTCTCCGCCGAAACATGGTTGTGGTCTGCCATACATACTGGAAGCATGAGAATCGATCTGTCCTGGACGCTCAGTATCAAGCGTAATACGGAAATCGTCTTTCTCTCCACACTTCGGACAAACCTGTTCTGCTTCCTCCTCATACATCGTAGAGTGATGCATGAACATAAAGTCCACTTCTCTATGCTCACACTTACGACATTCTATATCGTGACGGACCATTCTGGACTCCTAACGAGGCTGAAAAGGCGGCACGCCGGGTTGTGAGGCTGCTCCTGGAGTATCAGGGAATGCAGAATTGTTCTCGCGTGTCAAATCGCCCATTGTATCTTGACGCTTAACCATAAGCCGATTAACAATAGCTTTCGCAACCTGACGACGATCTTCTCGTGTTTCAATCGGCATGCCCAACGCCTGCCCATGGCGCATTATCATATAGATAAACCCTCCGTCACCCAAGATGTTGCCTGTCGGCGACCCACTCTCATCATGATAAGCAATAAGCGCACGAATATCGTCGTCAGATGCTCGAGCAGCTTTATTAGCATTAACCATAAGCTGCTCTGACATTTGAATGGTATTCGTCTTATCAGCTTCTGCCACAGCTTTCAAATCTTGCGGATCGAAACCCTGCACAAATCGAGCAGGACCTTGAACTTGTTCTTGCTGTGGTCCTATTTGTTCATAAGGCATGATTAGCTCCCATCGAGTGCCTGCCCCTGATTAGATGCAGCCTCCGCGAATCCTTGTGCCGCCGAAGCTACCTGACCCGGTATGTCCTTTGCAGGTTCTGCTAAGCGACCAGAAATGCCTTGGACTTGACCACCCCCAGTCTGCGGATTCACGGCCTTTTCGAACGCTTCCTGATGTGCTTCCATATGCTGCTGCAGTGCTTGACCAACTTGCTGCATGATCTGAGGATCGATACCACGGAATTCCGGTATCTTCTGCATGTTTTCCATCGAGTGGACCTGCAGATGCACCTTGTGGTCCTCACCCTCGGTAACTCCAGGATCCACACCCTTGATCAAGAAGCCAGTGTTTTCCTTCCAAGCATGTGCTTCTGCCTCAGCCTTGCCACGACCCTTGAATAGACGTTCCCAGGACCTGACGCCTGAAGCCTTGATAGCAAGCTTAGTTAGTTCTGACTGATCAATCATCGGATTACCAACAAATCGATCATAAAGCTGCATCGTATGCTCCATGTCCCGTTCGGCAACCAAGGGCTGCATGGACTGAGCATCGATATCTAGCTCAAAGATATGCTGAAAATCATCAGTGGTGAGGAGAGCGTGAACTGCTTGCTGATCGTCACCTGCGGTATTTACAATAAGTGTCTCGGGCAAATACCGTATGTCCTTGAACATGTTTAGGACGTTTTCCGCTATTATCGCATATACGTCTGAGATCTTGGTCTGCATCCACTCACGGGTAAGAGTGCCTCTAGAAGCAGATAGAGATACCTCGGTAGCGGTTTTCCTACTGGCACCTTTAGCAAGCGCGAGATCGCCAATATCCAAAGTTTCCGCCTCAAAAACTTTGGCATCTTGCTCAAGCTGCTGCTGACCGGGACTTCCGACGGCGAAATTAAAATCTGTGAGACTGTTGAGATCTTCGAGTAACAGAACCGTACCATCCCGCCCATCCTCAATCGCCTGTTTGGTGCCCGGTCTGGCCTGTTCTTCTGAAGACAGTAGACCAAGCAATCGACTAAAACGTTTCATCTGATCGAGGCGCCTTGAAGCACTTTCGACCTGCATATCCTGCAGATCCTCAATATACGCTAAGGGCGGTGTCGGATGGAAAGATTCCAGATCCGAATCAATCCTAAGCGGTATATACTGATACCCGTTCTTGAGAATGAATCCAGGTTTGGGGACAATCTGAACTTCGCCTGTCTGCGGGTCCTGTCCCACATCCGCATCTACAAAGGGATGTATTTCGTTTCGCAAAAAGATCTTGACGCCGTCGGCCCACATGGCAAATCGTCTATGTGCTCTGTTATGCGCCTCGACTACCCTTACAACCTTGCCCTGTGCCCGTGCTGCTGCCAATGAACTCTCGACATCCGGACTTAGATCTGATCCCAACTGACTTTCAGCTTCGTCTAGTTGGGACTCACTCATAGGTTTGAGTTCCGCCAGAGCCTTCTTGTCAATCCTGTCATCAGCCAACAGAAAATCAATTGGGACATAAATTTCCTCGAAAATAATCGGACATGTCGCAATTGTATGAGGAGCACAGAGCGGACTGACGTGGACCAGTCTCGGATCTAGTCTCTGCACCATAGGGAAGTCATCTTGAAACCTGTCATTCAACGTATACGGAGGTTCAGCATCCAGGCCGGGTGGATTATAAGACTGCTTGAGCCAGCCCACGCCACACAGCAACATATCGTATATGGCCTGCTGAACTTCTTCCTTCGTCCCCATCATAGTCAATGCCTGGTTGAGGACTCGTTCAATGATCCTACTCACCATCGAGAGATCTTTTTCGCTGTTCTCTACCAAAGGCTTAGCGTTTACAAAGATCCGTGGATGATGAAACGCAATCCCTGCTACAATATTTCGAACCATCGGATAGAAACGACTCAACTTAACCAATTCGTCCGGCTCAAAGCCAGGAATATCATACTCCAGGTTAAGTTTCTCGTGCATTCGTTTCCACACCTGACGCTTAGCATCTGTAGCTTCTTTGGCATTGGTAAACTGAGCCTCGAGCTGATTTAATGTCGGCTCAGGAAGCTTGAGAAGCTTGGTCTGTGCTTTTGATACGACTTGTGTCATTGTCTATCCTTGTCGGCCCGGTGAGGGGCAGCGGAGTCCAAACCACGGGGCACGGGAGTACACCCCTAATACCCCAGCACCGGGCCTCAGTTCATTGCCAAAAGTTGGTCAATCGCTGATGATCTTTGTCTGCGCCCGGCAGCATATGGCCCGATTTTTTGGACCTCGTCCATAATCTGTCCTGCTGTTCCATAATACTCTTCTGATGCCACACGATGCGCTGGCTTATAAACGTGCATCATTACGTAACGGAATTCGTCTGCACAATGGTCTTCAGAATGCGTATCGATGTCCTCGGTATTTTTGTCATCCCTTGGACACGCTGGAACAGTTTTCATGAAATCTTCATTATGGCCTCGGAAGGTCTTGAAAACCTCATGAATCAATGCGTCTCGGCATCTTCGCCAACCGTTTTCTCTATCATTGATCGCTTTCTTACAGAAAATACCTTGCTTGCGGAATTCATCAACAGGCGCGATTCCTTTAGGGTTGTCAACTCGTTGTCTATTCCACATGCTGGGGTCAGCGAGAACAAGATTAGCTTGTCGCCCGCCAGTAAACAGACAGGTATCGATCCTTTTTCTGATCGCTTCTGCATGTTGTCTACCGCTTCGATCAGCCTGGTAATAACCCCAAACCCGCACCACTTCGCCAATTGGGCTAATTGCATATCGTCCATAAGAAGTAGGTGCATTCTCTGCGTAATCAACTCCGTCGAAAATAGCCCAGGTTTCAGGAATAGTGAAGGAATCTATTTCGATCTTGCCTTTCTTCCACATTGAGAAGAACTGACCTGGGAAGATATCCCAATCGCCTTCGAGCCAGGCCTTTCTAATCGCCGGGTCTTCGATTGCTTCGAGCATTGAGACATAATCAGGATCGGCATCAATAAGAGCCTGGTTATCCCATACCCTCGAAGGTATGTAGGAATATTGGTCCGGTCTCTCGTATTGTGTAAAATCCCTATCTATCCACAACCGTTTTGTAAAGAGATGTCCAATTCCTCCTGGATTCCCAGTTGCCCACATGCACGGCTTGATATCCAAGCGAGTAGTCCGATTACTACCACGCAGAAGATTCCACATATTGGAAGTAAATTGTGTGATTTCTTCCACCGCAATGTCTTCAAACTCCTGACCTACGTAATTATGAACATCATCTTCATGTTCACAATGACCGAATTGCAAATAAGATCCGTTTGGAAACTTAACTCGTCCTTCTGACTTGTTATACCACTCCGCGGTGAACGGATACTCATAAAACATCGGTTGGATGTGATTTCCATCCACCTGCTTAAAAGTTCGTCGGAGCAAGAGACCGCGAGTATTTGCATACTTTAGTCTCCGATAGATCATTATTGCTCGAGACGCGAAACTCTTACCGCCTCCCCGTGCACCCCCAAACAAGGGATGCCGAATGCCCCCTTCAATAGCATTCAACAATTCCCATTGCTTGGGTTGGAGTTCGAACTTGAACTCTATAGGACTGTTAGCCGCCAATTGGATTCATGTTTTTCTGGATAGCATCTGCCGTCACGCCACCCATCCAAACCAGGCTTACGCCTGCAGGCACTGCTTCTCGTCCCACGGTTGTGCGTAGCAAAACACCTTGTGGGAGACTCATAGCTTCGGTAACAGAATATTCACCACTTGGATGATAAGTCTCTTCCAAAATCCCCCATCGTAAGGGTCCATGCCTCGTAACGCCCTTATCCGGCGTCGGCGTTGATTCATTTGACATATCGATTCTTCCCGTTATAGAAACTGCGTGGACAATTTTCTTCGTGTGTTCGCTACAGATTGAGGCTTTCGCACTTCTGATATATATGGCAGGTCCAGGACTCGTATATCCGGTTCGCTTACACCGAGGATTCGGTCTCCGTCAGCAAGCCTATGTACTTGGTCTAGTAAATCTTCTCGATCACCTCCTACCGATTCGATCAACCAATCCAAATGTCCATACATGATTCGGAGGTAGGAACAGTTTGTAATGGCCTGTTGAAACCGGCTATGCACATACCGCACGTCATATGTATCAAGACCCTGTTTGGCTGCTACTACTCGGTAGAGCTTCGGAACTTCGGCCTCTTTTCCGTAGGCATTTTTTTCTGTCTCGTAGTCATGTTGCAGTTTCCATACCCAAGGATGCTTGCCCCATTCCGAATAAAAGGCCGTGGCCTCATTGACTGCTTCCACTAAGATTGTTAGGGCAAACCGTAGATTGCGTCCGTGTGATTCTACTGTCGAATCATAATCAGCTTTCTTGTTCCACGTGTCGATCTTCGGCAGGCCCAGGTTGATCTGGGTATCCTCGAGCGGTCTCTCTCCGTGAAAAGGAAACCACTTGCCCATCCGGGAGTGCTGTTGATACTTGAAGGCTTTGCGGTTCAGTGTTCTGTTCCGACCCTTCAACTTTTGAACGGCCCTCTTGGGCTGCTGAACTACTAAGAGCTTTTGTATCTGTGCCAGGCTTTCCTGCACCCCCAGGCCCGGCTTCGACTGCCATGCTATAACTGGTTTCATCTGGTTCCCGTTGCTTGGACTTGAACTGTGTTACATTTACGACGATCTGTGGTATGTTGGATTGTTCTGTCAATCCTTCCTGTATCCGCATCTCTTCCCGCGCCATACTTAATGTCTTAAGCTGAATCGCGGTATCCGTTTCTTCACTTTCTCCACAAGTCTGATAGATCCCTTCCAGTCTCTTCATCCTCGTAGCGAAATTTGCCATTGGCAGTTTGTGC